AACATTAACGACGAGATTCCGTTCATCGGGGAAGATAACTTCTTCGTCCACCGCCTGCACAAGCGCGGCACTAAGTTGTTGGTGAACACAGACGTTCAGTGCCTGCACATGGACTTGGCGACAGGTATGTATACCGCCCATCCGTCGGTAGACCTGAAGAACTATTACACCAATATCCCGCCTACCCGTCCGCTGACGCTGGATGATAAGGACTTCATTGATAAGCGCTGGCATGATCGGTTGCCTAAAGGTACTGGTGGCGCTAACTACGCTGCGATCATTGCTCAGATGATGGAAGAGAATCAGCCTATCCGCTTCAACATGGGCTGTGGTCGTGATCGGTTGGAAGGTTATATGGGCGTGGACATGCACAGTGACACGGCTGATATTAAGCAGGACATCATGGAGCTTGATCTGCCGGAGAGCTGCGCAGACGAGATATTTGCCAGCCATGTGATTGAACACATGCCGCAGCACCGTGCGCCGGAAGTCTTGGGCAAGTGGTTGGCTACGCTAAAAGCTGGCGGCAAGCTGGTAATGGAGCTGCCTGACTTGGCGGCCTTGTGCAAAGACTATCTGGAGCAGGACGGCGAAGAGCAGCACATGACGGCTATGTGCATCTTCGGGGCGCACGTAGACCGGCTGACACCGGAGACACAGAAGGGCGGTGCTTTGTCGCCTCATCTATGGGGCTACACGCCGAAGTCATTGACAGATTTGTGTGCGCACGTAGGATTCAAGGACATCCAGATTCTGCCTGCACAGGGGCAGCATCCGGGCAAGAACTTTAGATTGGAGGCTACAAAATGAGTGTTGGACTAGAAGGTATTGCATCTGGCCTTGCAAACGAAGAACGTGCGTTAGCCTACCTAAAGGTCGTGCATAACGGGCAGACTTATGACTGGCAGCTATTCATCCCGCCGGGCGCTGATCTGTCGGCTTACATCGCATCCAAAGAAGCAGCTATCAAGGCAGACATTGATGCCAAGGAAGCTGCTTGGGCTGCGCTGACACCGAAGACGCGTGAGATTCCTGATCCGTTTGGCGGCGGCACGAAGGTGGTAGATATTGATAAGTCGGAGATTGTGCGGCCTGACAACCCTGACTACTACGCTAAGCGTCGCGCTGAGTATCCTTCTTTGGCGGATCAGTTAGATGCTTTGTGGAAGGGTGGTGAGGCGGCTGCTGCGATGACTGCCAAGATTGCAGAGGTCAAGGCTAAGTATCCTAAGCCATGAGATTACAGAAGGAACATGCAAACAGAATAGTCAACATTGAGCATTCCTCGGTTGTGGTAATCCCAGCCGGGGAATTTTTGCAAGGGGATATGTTGATTGTGTTTAACAACCGTGATGACTTTGGAACGATCCAGTCTGAAGTGCCAAATAGCTATCGGTCTGGTTATGCACACAAGGCAACGATGATTGAGTTCCCGCCGAGATGTATTGTGAACGCGGTGTTTATCGATGCTGAGACGGTGGTGTTTATGAGGGGGCTAGGATGAGCGGGATTGTGTTGGCGTTCTTTGGAACGGGTGCTGGAGGTGCTTTAGTGGTGGTATCTGATGGTGCTTTCTCTGGCGCTCCGTTAGCGGATATTTCATTCGGAGGCTAATGTGGACAGCCAAGAACTCGCCATTTTCAAAGCGCAAGCACAAGCTGAACTGAACAGACTGGAAGCCGAAAGCACCGCCAAAGAGGTAGCGGGTAAGGCGATTGGCAAGCACGGGCTGGCGTATATCACTTCTATCGTAGTCATCGGCGTTGTGGCTTCTGTGTTCCTTGAAGAGAACAAGATAGCGGCTGTGATGGGGCTACTAGGTGCCGCGCTGACTGCGTTGATCTCTATGCTGAATGGGATTGCCGGAGCGACTCCGAAGCAGGATAAGCCTGAGTTTGAGGTGATGAAGCAACTGATCGACAAGCTAGACCGCCTTGACCGTCAGGAAGCCCCGATGCGTGTAGACGTTGAGGATGGCAAAGTGACAGTCCGTAAGGGCGACGATATGGTGACCGCAGGGGGGTAAATAATGCTGACATTGCTTTCTACCTTTATTTCTTTCCTGATGGGCGGCTTGCCCAAGATTCTTGATTTCTTTCAAGATCGGCAAGACAAAAGCCATGAGTTGAATTTAGCGAGGCTCCAAATTGATCGTGAGCTGCAACTGGCTGCGGCAGGGTTTGCCGCACAGCGAGAGATTGAGGCCATCAAACTTGATGAGATAAAGACCCAGACCGCATCCGATGAGAAAGTGGCTCTAATCGGCGCTCAGCAAGCCGAGATGAATGCTATTTACGCTCACGATATGAGCCTGAACGAAGGTACGTCTCGCTGGATGAAGGACTTTAGGGCATCGGTGCGGCCTGTGATTACCTATGGGTTTTTCCTGTTGCTGGTGGGTATTGACGCGACATTGGCTTACAAGGGGTTTGTGTCTGACGTTGACTTCTCAACGCTGGCAAATCAACTGTGGGATGACGAGACTCAAGCCTTATTCGCCTCAATAATTGCTTTTCATTTTGGCGGTCGGGCATTTGGCAAATGATTAGCAAAAAGGCACTGGTCATGATCCGGCACCATGAGGGTGTGAGATTGAGACCGTACCGGTGTCCGGCTAAGTTGTGGACGATTGGGGTTGGTCATGTGATTGACCCTAACCACGCCAAGGTGCCGATTGAGCAACGTGCAAGTCTACCTTGCCCACCGGGCTGGGATCGGACGTTTACTATGGAAGAAGTCGATGCAATTCTTGCAAAAGACCTTGAGAGGTTTGAGCGCGGTGTACTTAGATTTTGTCCTGCTGCTGGCAATCGTCAAGGCTGGATTGACGCTCTGGTGAGCTTCAGCTTCAACGTAGGGCTTGGAACGCTACAACGTAGCACCCTGCGCCAAAAGTTCAACAGAGGCGATTACATGGGCGCTGCTGACGAGTTTTTGAAGTACACAAAAGCTGGCGGCAAAGTTCTAAAGGGCTTGGTTAACAGGCGCAACGACGAGCGTGCGCTATTTATGAGTACGGGGGCATCATGAGCAGCGCCGTTAAATCTGATCCCGCTAAATGGAAGCGGATTGTTGCCTCGGTGAAAGCCTCTGGCAAGGGGGGTGATCCGGGGGAATGGAGCGCCCGCAAAGCTCAGTTAGCAACCCAGAAATATAAAGCCTCGGGAGGGGGTTACAAAGGCGCAAAAAAGGCCGATAATTCACTTGCAAAGTGGACAAAAGAAGACTGGGGCACAAAGTCTGGTAAGCCGTCCACACAAGGTTCCGAGGCGACAGGCGAACGATATTTGCCGAAACAAGCCCGAGAAAAATTAACTCCTGCCGAGTACGGTGCTACGACCCGTGCCAAGAGAGAGGGTACACGACAAGGCAAACAATTCGTCCCGCAGCCTGAATCTATCAAGAAAAAGGTGTGGTAATGACGACAGCAGCCGTAATGACGTATGACAGCTTGGTAGCCGACATATCAAGCTATTTAGAGCGTACCGACCAAGCGACGCTGGAAAAGATTCCGACTTTCATCATGCTGGCAGAGCAGGTGATTGCTGCGGAGATTAAGTTTCTCGGCAACCTAACGCCGATGACATCTACCCTTGTAGCCAATCAGGCGGTCATAGACAAGCCTGCGCGGTGGCACAAGACGGTATCTATGAACGTAACCGTAGCGGGCGTCAGACAGCCTGTATTCCTGCGCAAATACGAATATCTGCGTGAGTATTGGCCTGATCCCACAGATACCGGCGCACCTAGATACTACGCAGATTACGACTACACCCACTGGTTAATCGCTCCCACCCCTGATGTTGCTTACAACTTTGAGGTGCTGTACTACGAGCGTATCCAGCCGCTAGATTCCTCGAACCAGACGAACTGGTTCACGATTTATGCACCTCAGGCGTTGCTGTATGGATCGCTACTCCAAGCAATGCCATTCCTCAAGAACGACGAGCGCATACCGATGTGGCAGGCTCAGTACGACAAGATCATGCAGGTCTTGAAGGCTGAGGACATCCAGCGTATGGGTGACCGTCAAGCCGTTGCATTGGATAGTTAATCATGAGCTACAACAGTCCTTTTACTGGGCAGGTAATCCAACCAACGGATGTTTCTTTCCGTGCGGTAACTTTATCTGCGAATACGCAGCTTCAGTGGCCTATTAACGGCAACGCTACGGATGACTACGCGGCTCGGATTATGAACGTCACGGCGACGACTAGCAATCTGTCGCTATACATGCCGCCTGCTAACCAGACCTCGGTAGGTAACGATGCGTTAATCCGTAACGTCGGGTCGAACACGTTTACCGTCAAGACTTACGACAACGCTGGCACGATCATTTCGGTTGCGGCGGGTGAGGCGAAGTACATCTACATCACGACAAACCCTGATGAGGCGGGTACGTGGGGGATCATCTCGTTTGGCGTAGGTTCTTCCAATGCCGATGCCGCTACGTTAGCTGGATATGGTCTTTTGGCCTCGGGCGTGACGCTAAATCAGTCGCACCCTGTTACTACGTTTAGCACCGACGCAACCGCAGGAGTTACCTATCGCGCACAGACGTACGTATGGACAGGTGGCTCTGGTACGCTGACTTTAGATACCGTAGGTAACCTCGGCAACAACTGGTTTGTAATGCTGAGAAACGCTGGTACTGGAGCTCTTACGGTAGCAGCTCAGGGTGGCAGCCTGATCAACGGATCGTCATCCATCATTATGCAACCGACAGACTCTGCGATTGTTGTCTGTTCTGGTACGGCTTTCTATACCGTAGGTTTAGGCAAGTCTACGCAGTTCAACTTTACTCAACTAACCAAAGATGTGTCTGCTGGCGGCGCGTTCACTCTAACGACTACCGAAGCCTCGAACGTCATCCAGAAGTACACAGGTACTTTAGCTGGTAACGCTACAGTGACCCTGCCTCCGACCGTACAGGTCTACTACATGGTCAACGAGGCCGTAGGGGGTGTAAGTAACTACGATGTGACCTTTACTACTGGCGGCGGAAACAACGTCACTCTGGCTCAGGGTGAGAGCTCTATCCTGATTTGTGACTCGGTAAACTTGATCGCGGCGGTAACAGTTAGCGTAGGTGTTACGAATGTATCGTTGGCAGATGGAACCGTAGCTGCACCATCACTAAACTTTGCGAACGAAGTCAGCACTGGTATCTACCGAGCGGCTGCTGGCGAGCTCAATATGGCGATCTCAGGTGTTAATGAGTTTACGCTAAGTGCTAGTGGTCTAACGGTTCCTAGCGGTATCTCTGGCGGGACGTTCGTATGACCGCTAAGGTTTTTACGCTCGACACTCAACCGGGTATCCAGAGAGACGGCACGTTCTTCGATAAGAACGTCTACGTCGATGGTCGCTGGGTGCGGTTTCAGCGTGGGCGTCCTCGTAAGATACTAGGTTATCGGTCTATGACCAATCAGATACATGGGTTATCCCGTGGTATCTATGTCAACTCTGAGGATGGATTTAACCGTATTTACAGCGGTTATTCTGATGGCTTAGAGACGTTTTCTGTTGATAACAACGGTGTCGGTGCAGGGCTTACGCCTTTTACCTTTGGCGGCGCTGTACTGACTTTAGGAGCGATTACCGGTGGTTCTACATACACTAATGGGACTTATACAAATGTTAGTCTTACTGGGGGCACTGGTACTGGCGCTAAAGCAACGATAACCGTTGCGACAAACGCAGTTACCGCTGTCACAATTACCGCAGGCGGCACAGGCTATGTTGTAGGCGATTCTCTTTCCGCGACCGCTGCTTCAATTGGCGGTACGGGGTCTGGTTTTTCTGTACCTGTGGCGACTGTTCAATCTGGGTTTACTGCGAGTAGCCTCAATCTTTGGCAGTTTGATGCTATGTACGACGCGGCGGGATCGTTTAATACTCTGCTGTTAGCACACCCCGGTCAAAATCTTGCACAGATTGACAGCACTACTGTAACCCCTGTTTTGAGTGCGTCGGTCTTCGGGTCGGTGACAACGCCCTTAAAAGACATCAATGGAGCTAACCCTACGGGTAACTTAATTGAAGTTTCTGGGGGTGTAGTGGTTCTGCACCCTTATGTGTTCGTTTATGGGGATAACGGTCTGATTAAGAACTCAGCGGCGGGCGATCCGTTTGATTGGAACAGCGCTGACTCCAATGAGGTTTCTGCAGCTTCTACAAAGATTGTGAAGGGTTTACCTGTTCGGGGTGGATCTAACTCGCCATCGGGTTTATTTTGGTCTTTGGACTCACTTATTCGTGTTTCCTATGCGCCACAGTCTCTAGGTGTTGCGGGTACGGGTAACTGGGCTCCAGCTACTTACTGGCGCTATGACACCATTTCTACGCAAAGCTCTATTCTTTCTTCTCAGTCTGTTATTGAATATGACGGTATTTATTACTGGGCTGGGGTTGATAGATTTCTCCTATATAACGGGGTAGTCAAAGAGATTCCCAACTCGATGAACCAAAACTACTTCTTCGACAATCTGAACTACGCTCAAAGACAGAAAGTCTGGGCGACTAAAGTTCCCAGATATGGCGAGATTTGGTGGTTCTATCCTCATGGGGACTCGGAAGAATGCAATAACTGCATCATCTACAACGTCCGCGAGAATGCTTGGTATGACGGTGGATTTAGTCCGGGCGCGGCTAGATCGGCTGGTTACTTCTCTCAGGTGTTCCGCTTTCCTGTGAATGCAGGCACAAACCTGACGATTGAAGAGCCTATCTTCTCTGCGACGATTGATACGACAAACGGTAACGCTGACATTGAGATGGCTGAAACGAACCAGATTGCGCTCAATCAGGTTGTTAATTCAGCGAGTATTCCTTCTGGGGCATATGTCATAGCGATAGCGCCTAGTGCTACGCCGGGGAACATTACAGTGACCCTATCGGCTAATGCTACGGCTACACAGACTGAGGTGGCTGAATTTGTCACGATGGCTGGGCTATCGACTATCTGGCAGCACGAAGTAGGTACAGATGCGGTTGATGGGGATAACTTTTTAGCGATTGAGAGTTACTTTGAGACATCTGACTTAGGCTGGGTAGCAGGTGGCCCTGCGCAGTCTCCACAGTTCCCCGGTGGCGGTATAGGCGAAAACAAGTGGTTGCATGTTGAGCGGATTGAGCCTGACTTTGTTCAAAACGGCGAGATGTATGTACAAGTCGTGGGCAGACCGTATGCCCAAGTAGAAGACGTCTATTCGCAGCCATATGTCTTTAATCCCGATACCGGCAAGATCGACATGCGCGAACAGAGAAGATTAGGCAGGTTGAAGTTTGGCAGCAACGTGACTGGTGGGAATTATCAGATGGGTCGCGTCTTGATTAACGCTAACTTTGGCGATGTTCGCGGTTATGGCTGATATTGCGCTTGTTTACGATCCGCGTTATCACACTTGGGAGTCTTGGGCTTCCTTGATGGTCGAGGCTTACGCGGGTCAGCAGTTAGCTATTCCTGATGGCGAGGCTGATTGGAGACCTTGGGCGGCATCTTTGAAGGCGATTGACGTATTTAGTAACGAAGCGATTCCGGGCCCTTACGTGTTCGACAACTGGCAAGACTGGGCGGCTGCGTTAGTTAATGCAATTAATGTACTCCCATATCCAAAGGCTAAGTAGATGCCGCTGACAAGATCCGACGTTAATTACGTCTACCAGAGCTATCTAGGGCGCGACCCAGATGAGGGGGCTATTGCCGACCTCGTAGGGCAGGATATTGATCGTTCGCAGCTTAAAGACACGATTCTGAAGTCCGATGAGTACAAGAGCCTGACTCCAGAGGATCAGATTACTCGGCAGTTCCAGAACGTCTTAGGTCGCGCTCCAAGCGAGAGTGAAATGCAGCGCATCCAGTCGATGGATGACTATTTCAACTATGAGCCTATGACGATGGGCTCAAGAGAGCGGGCTCAACGGCTGGACTTTAAACCCTCGGTTCTGCGTAACGACTTGATGAAGTTGCCAGAAGCCAACTTAGTCCGAGTCTATAAGAACTACCTTGGTCGCTTACCGGATGAAGAGGCGTATCGAAACTACCTAACGCAGTTTGAAGCCGAGCCCCCTAAAGGTCAGGATGTAATGGGGCAGCAGTCTCGTCGTGAGCAGAAGTTAGTCGATACTAACTACGACTTCAAGATGGATCCCAAGCGGATTGAAGAAGTAGGTTGGTCGCCAGAGGCTCAGCAGTACATCAACTCGAAGTTTGATGAGCAGGCGCGTGCTTATGCCGCTGAGAAGGGCATAGAGCTGCCTGAGGACTTTTCCGCGTTAGCTCAGCTAAGAAACCCTTACCAAGACAATCGGGCTGGCATGGAGGGTTTAAACCTCATGAACCCGATTGGATTTACTTCGGGGCCGTTTGGGGGTGAGAGCCCGTCCGAATATGACGTCCATTCAGGTGCTGACCTGTACGACATTCCTGTGACTGCGATGTGGTTCTCTAAGGCGGGAACGGCGGCATTTACGAACGAAGACAAAGCCCGTGAGATGGTTGAAAAGTACGGGCCTAAAGCAGCGGTAGATGCGTATGCCAGAAACCCTGCAGAGTTCGTAAGAGACGCTGCTGCTGGGGTGTATGTCAATAACTGGTTAGAGCAGAATATCGACCCCGGTGTGACTGAATCAGGGGCGAACAAAGACAAGTTAGCGGCTTTAGGACAGCGTTATAAAGACATTTCAAATCGGGCGATTGAATTAGGGGCAGACCCTAATGACATAGCGAATGTAACCGCTAAGAAGGTAGATAAAGTCGCTGGCGACTACCAGACCTACTACAACCACACTCATGACAATACGTTCATGAAGTTCCTGCTGGCTGCAGGCGGCGTGATGTTAGGGGCGTATGGGCTGAGCCAAGTCTTAGGGGGCGCAGGAGCTGCAGGAGGCGCTGGCGGTGTTAGCTTTGGTGCTGGCGCAGGACCGACTTTAGGAACGGGTACGTACTTCTCTGGCGCAACTGGCTTACCGGGCTATGTGACTGGTGGCATGGGGGCTGGAACGGCTGCAGGAACGGCTGCGGCTGGAACTGGCGGTGGCTTTCTTGGTGGCGGCTACGGCAGCATTGGCTTAGCTGGGCATACGGCTGGGGCGGGAACAAGTGCGCTAACAACCCCTGCGGTTACATCTAGCTATTGGTCGGGTGTGCCTTATACACCGTCTTTAAGTGGCACAGGAACTGGCATAGGACCGGGGGGTGGTGGCTTTGGTGGGGGCAATTATGGAAGCGTTGGCATAGAGGGTTACACCGCGCCCGGAGGGACTGCGGTTACTCATGGTTCCTCATATACCGGATTCCCAACAGGCACCGGAACGGTTACATCTACGCCAGCTCCTGTGACCTCCGGTGGATTGAGTCAGGCGGTACAACAAGCCAAAGACGTTGTTGGTAAAGCCAAAGATCTAACCGATATTGTGACTGGTGGTGGTCAGCAACAACAACAACAGCAACAACAGCCTCAAGGCGGGTTAAGAAGGGGTTTAACTGTTGCCGAACTTTACCCCCAGAGCAATATAATGATTCCAACGGAAAAATATTTAGAGCTAACCACCCCCAGACGGACGTTTGTTGGCGGGTTAGGCGCAATGAGGAACGAAGCATGAGCCCACTACTAAAAATGGCAGATGGCGGCAGCGCCGCAGACGCTGTTGCTCAAATCTATGCTGAGCAATTAGGCCGAGCACCAGATGCTGCTGGATTGGCTTATTACGCCGAGCAAATTGCCTCTGGGGCAAAGACGCCACAGCAGGTTGCTGCTGAGATTGATCGATCCACTGAGGGCTACAACTACGATACTCAGAATGTAGTTTCAGCCTATCGTAGCAACTTTGGGCGTGATCCTGATCAGGCTGGCCTACAGTATTACATGGGGCAAGAGGACTCTAATCTGCAGACCTCAAAGCAGATTGCAGATGCGATTAAGGCGGGGGCGTCGGGTTCAGATGTTCAAGCGCTACAAAACAACCCACAGGGCTTTCTAAACATTACAAGTGAGGCTTTACGTGCTGATCCGTATGCGGGCGGTTATGCGGTAGATAACCCGTACATCTTTGATGCAAGTATTGCCAAGACACGACCAAACGTATCTCAGACAGCGGCTGGTCAATACATTCAGTTTGTTAACCCAATTACCCAGCGCCCTTCCTATACAGGCTACACCCCTGATGGGCAGTTCAAAGTATTTGCAGGTAATGACGTATTACAGCCTGATCGTGTACGTCAGGCGGTAAATCTTGCAACTCAATCTGGTGCGCTGAGTCAAGCGGATGCTAACCGTATTTTGACGGCAGTATCTTCTCCTGAGCAATTCCGTAAGATTACTGGCAATCCTGACCCTAATGCTAATACGCTGTATGCGTTGCTATCTGAGCCAAAAGCTGCGGTCGTACTAGATTCTTTGGGTGTTCAGATTGGGGAAAATGCTGACAAGTCTTTAGCGATGGCTGAGTCTGCTGCACGGCAGAATATTGTTGACCGAGCTCGTGAAACTACAGGGCAGAACATTAACCCATCGACGCTACTGCAGGCGGATATTGCCAAAGAGATGGGTGTTAAGTTCCCATTTACCCAGCAGAATCTGACAATAGATCCAGCCACGGGCAAACCTATCCGCACGATGATGACTGCGGAAGATGTTCAAAACAATCTACTTACTTATCTGAATATTCCAGTAGATAAGACGTTAAAGAATGTATTTACATCTGGACTGGGTCAGTATGTGCCGAGTGGTCAAACTCCCAGTGGTACGCCTACAACGCCTCCTGCAGTAGTGGGAACGACTGGTGACTTCCGTGGGTTAGCTTTCCCGCAGGCGCGTCCTACAGAAGTAGGTGAGACCCCTGCGATGTTAGGTTTCCAGCCTTACACACTGACTCAGCAGGGTTCTGGTCAGCAGAAGACTACTGAGCCTCAGCCTGTTATACCTGTAAGTCAAAGCACGGTAGATCCTAAAACGGGGGCTTTGTTAGGCGCAACGATTGGCTCGTTACTGCCAACGCCCTCCTCTGGGGCAGGATTTTTAACGGGTGTAGGCACAATATTAGATGCTGCTGGTAATGCTATTAGGGGTACGCCAACATACAACGAGCAAGTTCCGGCATCCATGAATCAGTCCAGCAGTTATTACACGCCCTCAACAAGAAACATCTTCACCGTGGGCAACGATAGCAGCAGTTATTACAGAGATGGCGGTATGGCAACACCTTTAATGAAAGAGGGCGGTATGGTTCCCCATTATGCAAACGGCGGTGCAAGCCAAGTGGCTCTTGGTCTTGAGCAGATCTTTAACGCTCCTTCAACACGAGGTGCGCTATTCGGTGCTTTGATGAGCCAACTTCTAAATGCTCAGGCTCAGTCTCAAGCGGCTAATGCTTACAAAGGCATTGATATGTCGAAGGTTGGAGTCATTCCCCCGAGAACGACTCAGGTAGGCCCTGCGAGGTTTGCGCCGTATCGTCAATATGCGTCACGCCCTGAGATTCCTGCATCGGTGAGCAGCCCGATTAACGTAGGCGCTTTGAGAAGCAGCCAGACCCCGATGACGAGCATTCCTCCAACGCAAAGTATGACAAATCCTCTTGCCCGCCCTTTAAATACCATCACGCCCAGCCCTATGGCTGATGGTGGTGCGGTTTACTACACCTATGGTCAGCAGGTTGACCCAATGGATTACCTAAGAGGTATGGCTCAAGGAGGTATGGCGCATGGTGGCTTACATGGAGCTCAGCACACCTATGATGTGCCAACAGTAGATGGTCGCAAAGACTACCGTCAGGGTTCAGCGGTGACAGGCGCTGGAGATGGTCAGTCGGACGATATTCCTGCGATGTTAGCGGACGGCGAGTATGTGTTCGATGCGGATACCGTAGCCCAACTAGGCAACGGTTCTACAAAGGCTGGATCACAGATGCTAGACAAGTTCCGCGAAGAGATTAGACAACATAAGCGGTCGGCTCCTGTGGATAAGATACCGCCACCTAGTAAGAGTCCGTTAGCTTATCTAGCAGCGGCACAGAAGAAGATGAAAGGAGCAAGCCGTGGCTGACATATTCCAAGGTGCGCCTCTACCGGCAACCGTACAAACGACTCAGGATGTCACAGCGGCACCTGAGTTTTATACCAATTACCTTCAGGACATAGCTAACTTAGGTCAGGCAGGTATTCAGCAGGGCGGTGTTGCAGGGTTTAGCCCTCTGCAGGCTCAGGCGCTGTCTCTAGCTCCTGAAGTGGCTTTCTCTGGGATTGGTACGGCGGGTACAGGTCAGCAGTATTTGACTGCGACTGGAGCTACACCTGCGACAGATCTTGTGCAGCAGTACATGAACCCCTACCAGCAGAACGTCGTTAACGAGATGGCGCGGCTGCAGCAGCGGGGCATCCAAGAGAACGTCTTGCCTAACTTGAGAGCTGGTGCAGCGGGTACAGGTCAGTTCGGAAGCCAGAGGGCTGCACAGGTCACAGGACAGACTTTAAGAGACCTACAGGCCGATTTGTTGGGTCGGCAGTATGGAGCTCTGTCTGAGGGCTATAAAACCGCTCTAGGGGCTGCACAGTCCGATTTAAGCCGTCAATTACAGGCAGGTCAGGCGTTAGGTCAATTAGGTCAGGTTCAGCAGGGCATGGGCACTCAAGGCTTACAGACGCTGTCTACTTTGGGCGCTCAAGAGCAGGCACTAGGACAGCGGGTTCTGGATCAGCCGATGAGCCAAGCGCAGCAGTACGCTAAGTTGCTACAGGGCTACGCTATCCCGACTAGCGTGACTAAGCAGACCGTTGGCTCTCAAGGCTATGCGACTAGCCCATTAGCTCAGATGACAGGTCTGTTAGCGGCGCTAGGATCGTTTAATACCCCCGGAGTTGCGCAGCCTACGTCAACGCAGACGAATCTTGGAACGGCTCAGCAGGCAATTAACGTGGCTAATAGTGGCGCGAATCTGCTTGGTAGATTGTTTGGTTTTGCTGAGGGCGGTGAAGTGGGTATGGCTTCTCCCGATGTTGCTTATACCGATGTTGATGGCAATATGTACGATGCTAACGGAACAATGGTGGGGTAAATCATGGCTGATGAAATGACACCGGAGCAAACTCAACAGTCTCCGGCGGGGCTGTCTCAGGCTTATCTTGAGTCTGTTATGGCGCGTAAGCAAGAAGCTGAGCGTCAGATGCAGAAGCTGATGGACGCTTTAAATGTTCGCAAGAACATGCCGTTTGACCCTGTTCTTATGCGAGTAGCGGGTGCTTTGTTGCAGCCTACAAAGACTGGATCATTTGGTGAGTCTTTAGGCTATGCCACGACTGCTGCTGCCGAAGAAGGCGAAAAGCAGGCGATGCGTGGGATTGATCTTGCCAAACTAGAGTTTGAGCTAGGCCAGAAGAAGTTAGAGCAGCAGAAAGCGATGGATGCGCTCAAGTTGCGTCAGCAGTTTTTTGGCGGTCAGGGCGCTTCAACAACCTCGCCAGCAGCTCCAGTAACCGCCCAGCCACTAACTGCAACGCCTCAAGCATCAACACCTGCCGCACCTGCGGTATTGCCAGAAGCTGCGCCTGTTACTGCGCCGCCTGCTGCGGCCCCTGCTGCAGCCCCTGTTGGGTTCCAGCGTCGGATGCCGACAGGTATGGATGCTTTGCTGATGATGGAGAGTGACCCTGAGTTATACAAATTACTCTCCGAGGAAGATAAACGC